CAATTAAGCGATTGATGAACCTGATTCAATGCGGAATAGTGCCTCTTCGCGGTAGCGAGCAAAGCCTAGTACGCCGTACCAACCCATTGGGCGGTGACGCATTAACTTGTCAACTACTGGTCCGATAACTACGTGTGGCTCTTCGGCAACTGCCTCAGCCAACGCTTGCTGTCCTGCAAGAATTGTGCGGTACACCTTTGCAGATGAAGCACCGTCTGTAGCGTTGTACAGACGTGGAGACTCTACGAAGTATGCACCTTCGTATGTTCCAATTTCTCCTGCCCAGATACGGTCTTGTGCAGAGCCGTATTGGTTAGGAAGCAACCATCCTGCTGAACCTGTCTCAGCGCGTAGGTCGTGTGAAACTTCTGGGTGGATTCCAGCCCAGTATAGTGAACCCTTGCGTGCTGTTGTCTTGTTCGCACGAAGTTTTGCAACGGCGCGACGGATGTTAGCAGATGAAAGAGTTGCAGCAGCAGTGATTGTTGCTGTTGATGTTGCAGTTGAACCTGAGTAGATTACGTTTGAACCGCCGCGCAATGTTGTCATTGCTACTGCGTCAATTGAATCTGCAAGGTTGAATGCGATGATGTTAGCAATTGCTGGGTCAACATCTGCAAGTGAGAAGAGTTCCAATGCACGTGTTACAAGTACTGAGTTACCGTACTCTGCAAGTGTGATTGTGACAGATGTTGGAGTAGACATTGCTACTGCATCTGGGTCTGTATCTTCTGTTAATGCTGTTGTTGCAGCAGCCAAGTCAACGTAGCGTTGTAGAACAACTGTTGAACCTGGGATTGATTGATTTGTTGGGCGCTTGTCAGCAACTGAGCGAATGAGTGGCTCTGAACGGAGTGCGAACTCCAAGAGACGGTCATAAGCCTTCTGTACTAAACCAGCACCACCAGCGGTTCCGCCGAGAGACGACGAACCTGTTGATACGTATGCGTTAGCCATTTAGGTTATTTCCTTTTTAGTAGTTAGAAACTATGATTGATTATTGTGAGCGAAGGATAGAAAGAATCTCTTCTGCAGAATCTGCACTATTGAGTCTCTGTTCTAAGTTCTCTGCTCTGTCAGGTGTTGTTGCACCTTGCGCGATAGAGTCTTGCTGACGTAATGCAGCACGGTCCATATCACTTACTGCAGGTGCCTCCTGATTCACAGTTAATCCGAATAAGTCTCCATTATCTTCAAGCCAGTTATTCACTGACTCTTCGGTAACTTCGTCTAAGTCTTTCAGGATTAAGCGTTGTGCTTTAGGATTTACACCTTTCTTGTCTAGGACTTCTTTGACGGTACGCTCACGCTGCGACTTGGTTAAACCCTCAAGTTGCTCAGTGAGTTCTTTGATACGTTTCTCATCATTACGTTTGGCTTTTCGTAACTTCTTTACGAGGTCACTGCCATCCATCTGTGTTTCAGATACATCAGTATCTAGGTCGTCTTCGTCTTCATCCCAGTAGTTGTTGCTCATAGCAACCATCCACCCTTCTCTATTAGTTAGTTCGCAAGCCTCAGATTCATTCGGGGAAATGGTCTGGCTCTTACTACCAGTCTGTTACTCTGACGGGGCTGGTCGGTCCGTTCAGGATTCTATTTAGTTAGAAAGCGCCTCGTGATTGTGAGGCTAGACTTCCTTTTGTAGTTCCAGCACTGCCACCAAAGCGTGCCTTCTCTTGTTCTGTTAATGATGTACGTGCACGTTTTGCAGATGCAAGTCCTTGGAATGCTTCTTGTTCAGCCTGAAGTTGGTTGTAATCTTCTCCAGTTGAAATACTTGATAGGAACTCTCCACGTGGAGTAACTTCTGCTACCTGTTGGAAACCTGCACGTGCTTGTTCTTTAGTTACACCAAGAGTTGCTAGTGCTTCTTCTCCCATTTTAATGTTAATACCAGTTAATTTACCAGCAGCATCTACAGTCTTTAGACCTTGCGCTAATGCTGCTCCGCCAATTTCAGCAATTTGAACCTTACGCTGTAGTGCTGGTAGTCCTTCTGCTGGGTCAAGAACTGCACCAACAATGTCAGTCTGGTTAAGCATTGGGTAATAGAGAGCAAGTGCTGCTTTAGTATCAGCATCAGCATTCTTTACACGGTTAACTGCAAGACCCACTCTGTCTGCAACCTCAGTAGCAGATATATCGTTAGTAATGAAAGCATTCATCTTGTCTCTAGTTGCAAGACCTGCAACACCGTATGACTGCAATACCTGTGAGTAAGAACGCTCTGCAGCAAGGTATTCTGCTGGACTTAATACTGACTTACCTGCAGCAAGACGTGCTTTGTTTGCTGGAAATCTTGTTTGGAATGCAACTGATAGAGGGTCTGTGCCCTTTGGGTCCTGCATAATCAACTGAATAGTATCTGATGAGTACCCCTTGACAACGGCATCCGTAATCGCTGCACTCAAATCACCAATTCCGTAAGATGAAAGCAAGGCTGATATAGCAGCAATAGAGTCAACTTGACGCTTCTTTTCATTTGCTGCAGCAACGGCATCTGCTGCTGCTTTATCTGTTGCTGCTCTAGCATCAATCATTGCCTGTACTTGCTCAGGTGTCATCCCGCCAGTATCAGTTCCACCACCTGTATCGGTTCCTCCACCAGTAGTTTTATCACCAGTAGTTTTTTTGCCAGGAAGAACGAATACTTGTCCTGGTCTAATAAGGTTTACGTTGGTAATGTTGTTTGCTTTAGCAATAGCAGCAACAGTTGTTTTTGCCTTTGCAGCAATAGCACTAAGTGTGTCACCCTTTTGTACTGTAGCAGTACCGTTCTTAATGACAGCCATTATCCAACCAATCCAAATGTCTTAGCAATATCACGAGCAACATTGCTTAGAGAGTCTTGAGCATTCTTGGTAAAACGCCACTTAGGGTCTTTACGTAAAGATATTTCATATTCATAAAGATTCATTAAACCCTTTGGGTCTTTTGCTACATTCTGTAAACTTGTTAAGTCAATAGAGTCAGCATCTTCTTCTAGTATGTTTGCACGAGAATTAAGGTATGGCGTCAGTAGTTGCTTAACTGTATACCCAGCATCAATCTGAGCACTTAACGCTGGAAAATATGTCTTAGCAGATAGGTTAACTAGATTAATGTTTTGCTCTAGTTTCTTAGGATTCAAACTTGACTCTAAGGCTGCGTTTAATAAAGACTTTTGGTTAATTGGCAAGCCATTATTTGCATAAGCGTTTCTAAGGGTTGTCAGTGTTGTACCGAATTTACCCTTATTAAGTGATGCTAGAGCCTTAGCGTCTCCTGCTTCGGCGGCAGCAATTACACTTGTTGCATAACTCTTAAGGTATTTATCAAGAATGTTTTGACGCTCTTGAGGCGATACGCCCTGGTAGACAACATTTGTACCAGACTTACCTACTATTGGCTTATTGCTACGTCCACGTTGTAATGATTGAAGTTCTGCCGTGAATTGGGTAATTAAATTCTTAGGAGTCTTAACACCAAATGTTACTTCAAATGCTTCAGTAAATTCTGCTGTAGTTTCACCAACAGTAGATACTGATGAATAAGGAACTGCATCTGGACCAAAAACAAGTGGAGCATTGTTAGGGTCTTCTCCACCTTCTGGCTTATCTGCTTCTGTAGATTGGACACTTTCAGGGTCTTGCCCTTTAGGTGGTTTTTCATTAGGCATTTTTGTGTCTGGATACCAGGCAACTTTTCCGTCGCCGTTCTTATCTTGGTAACTACCTGCCACTTTATTCTCCAATCAATGGTTCAATAACCGAATAATAGAACGTTGTTGCATTATCACTTTTTTGTGCTATGGTAAGCAAAACATCCTTTGTGTCGGACTTGAGATTCTTTTTGAACTCATTTGCTCTATCTGAAGAACCTTGTACTCTGTTAAGTATTGAGTTCATTTTTTCGTATTCTGAAATCAAAGCCCCAAACTGGTTAGCCAGTTCTTTATCAGGTGCTGTTCCTTCTCTCAGAATAAGTTTCATATCATTAACATACTCAATCCGCTGGGCATTACTTTCAGCAGTTGGCGATACCTGCACTCTGAGCAGTGGATATGCTGTAAACAATCCATTCTTTCTGGTTTCAAATTGTGCTCTCCAATAGCGTTTTTCAGATGCGCTTTGAGAAGCATTAATTTTTTCAGTCATATCATCGTTAAGTTTGTAGTAGGCAATTCTTGCCTCTGTAGTTGCAACCTCACGAATAAAGTTCTTCTTACTGTTTTCCGCTTTAGGATTAAGCGGTTGATTTAATATGTATCCCTCTTTCTTCAAGTAGGAATAAGCATTTAAATCAGTTTGACCTGATACTGGTATAAAGAATGAACCAGCCTCAGAGTGTTTTGTAAGAAAATCTTCGTTCTTGTATACAAACTTTTCTGCTTCAATTGTTTTTCTGAAGTTAGCAAGTGTGCCACTCTTGGTGGCAAAGTTAGTATATGCTAATTTTGATGGATACAGTTTAGCAAACATAACTAACGCTTTAGATAAAGCGTCTTTGTCGCCTTCATACTTCTTCATCATCTTTTGGAACTCTGAATCCCAAGTAAAGACTCCAGAATTTATGAGTTCTTTAGGAACATCTATATTTCCAAATGTTTGAATAGAAGCAATTGTACCTTGACCCATTACAAGTTTAACTAAGTCTACGTTTTCTGCTTGTGTTGCGACATTTTGGAAAAAGGGTTCAAGGTCAGATGACTTTGTTGGACCATTTCCAGTAGACACTAATAACTTAATAGCCTTTACAGCCGAAGAAAAGCGTGATGCTGTGCCCTCTGTAGACCCACCAAAAGCGTTGTATACTCTCTTAACGTTTGCTGGTGCAGCCTTTTCCCAGGCTGGAATGTCTGTTGAGTATGCACCAGTAATAAGTTGCTCAAAGTTTATTCCACCTCTTTTGCCAGTTATGTATTCTCCAATGTATGGAAGATTACTAAAGGCATCTAAAGATAAAGAAATAAATGGGTTAGAAAGTCCTGGTTGCCAAGATTCAGGGTCAAGAGATGGGGTAAGCATCTTTACATACCCACCAAAATTAACTGGTGACGGAGTATAATGAGTTACTCCGATTGCAGAAAAGGCGTTAACAATAACTCCATAAAATATATCATCACCTGGATAGGTGAAATACATTTGACCTTTATCATCTTCGTGAATAAAACCACTATCTTCAAATGTCTGATTAAGAATTGCAAGACGAACTAGGGCACGCTTTTCATACTTACCAAGTCTTGCAAGACGACGGTAGAAATCTTCTGTTGCTCTGTAGTATCGTCCCATTGTGCGGAGACTAAAAGCAAGGTTTGTTCTAACATCACCATTATCAACAAAAGATAAGGTTCTATTGCGAGCCAGACCCATCGCTGTCTCGTGTATAGCAAATCTAGCAACCGAATCAGCACCTTCTTCAGTCATACCATTATCCATTAAGGATTTTTTGGTAGACGCTTGTGTGCCTTTTAGTTCTTTACGGAACATAAAATAGTTTGCAAGAGTAATTGGTTCACGGTCAAGTAGGGAAATTTGCTTTCCCATCCAGCCGTAACCTGAATTTATAACTCTGTAGATTATTTCTCCTGCATTTTTTCCAGTAATTGGAACAAGTTCTTTTCCGCTAACAGATTCTGGACGGGCTAGACGTGAATCTAACTTTGTTAAATCGTCAAGTGAAAACGTTTCCATACCACCCTTAGCACGGATAGCATTTACTAGGTCCATATTTATCTGACCAGCAGAGTTTCTCAAAGCAAGCGTAGCATCAAGGTAGATGTGTCCAGCAAGTGCTTCTGCGCCTTGCTCTCCATAGATAGCATAGCGTTTAGCAATCTCATTGCCAGGACCTTCAATGTAGTCAACAAGTTTTTTGATAACAACTTCTTGCTTTTTGCCAACATTCCAAAGAACAATATTTCCAAATTGTCCATTACGCTTGCCAACAGTATTATTTAATTCCAATAACCAGTAAAATACAAATCTATCATTGTTACTTGCAATAGTTCCAATTTGGTCAGTAAATCCTAAACCCTTTAAGGATTCTTGATTTTGAATATTAAGTCTTACTGATGGACCAAAATCACGTAGTGTGTTAGAAATTGTATCAGCGTCGCTGATTGGACGTTCTGCACGGATAACGGAACCATTAATGTCATCCATTACGCTTTTTCCGTTAAACTCTGCAAAATCTCCAGCCCATTCAGAGACTTCTTTTCCAGTTTTGGTTTGCAAAAATCCTGGCTTAAATCTATTTTTAATCATTGCTGTAGCAACTGCTCGTCCACGAAGTACTGGGTCGGTATCCATAGCAAGGATTTCATCTTTAGTGTAATGCTTGTTTGTAATCTTATATAAAGTATCGTAAATAAATCCAAGATTTCTGTCTGTTTTTTCATTACCAAAAACAGTTATCTTTGTTCTTTCCATCTCGGTAGCACGAATTTCACGAGATGCTTCACGACCCTTTAGATACCAAGCGAAGCCTTCGGCTCCACCCATTACTCCATACATTCCAACTTCTTCAACGCTAGAACGTAATCCAAGTCTAGGGTAAAGGTTTAAAAATGACCAGCCGTCAGCAATGGCTTTGCTAGAATGATTATTCGTTGCACGACCAAAAAAGTTTGTAAGAACTCCAGCACGCTGTGCTGTCTCTCTCCATTTTGAAAAATCTGGAAGAGAGCGAGTATCGCTTAGTTGATACTGGCGAATTGCTCTAGGTGTTCCATCAAGAGTTTGTCCAGCATTGAACTCTTCCGTTAGTAAGGAATCAATCCCATCAATATCGTCTAATATTGTTGCTTCATCGGCAATGTCATCTGCCGTTCTGCCAATATTGCTATCACCAATAAGTTCTTTTAATTGTTTTTTACTCTTTAATTCACGACCAAGTTTTGCACCAGTTACTTTAATTTCATCATTAATTAAATTAGCACGTACCTTGTCGCCAAGAGATAAGGCTTCAGCCCTGTCAGCCTTAAGAGCCTTTAATGTTTGTATGTATTCTGAAACTTTGCCATTAATGGTAATTAATAATTTTTGTGCTTTACCTTGACCAGTAGTTTTAGAAATAGCATCTAGTACTTCTTTACGCACACCTGATGGATTTGAAACTCCTGGAGTTCTGCGTGCCAATTTAAGAACATCGGCAAGGTCTCCTAGGTCAAGTGCAGTCTGGCTAACTGAGTAAAGTTCAGTAGACATTTCATCAATGCTGGAAAGTAATAAACGACCTTCGTTTGATAGGTCTAATCCCATACCAATTCCGACTGTTTTCAATAAACCTTTGTAGGCAAGTAAACGTTGACCTTCATCTGCACCAAGCCAAGCAGTACGGAAATTGCTAGCATCAGTTTTACTCAGAACAGTTCTTGCTATTCTGTATATCTGTGTTGCGCTAGAGCCATCTGAAATACTAATGGTTCTTCTGGCAACTGGTGCAATTTCAAATTGACGCACAACTCTATCAATTCTTGCATACATTGACCTGTCTTTTGGAGTGAATAAGACTCCAGACTTCTCAACACCAACTTTACTAGCCCAGACATCTGGGGAGTCAGAAAATTGTGCAATAAAATCTTTTTCAGAAGCAGCAGGTTTGAAAGTATTTAATCTATCTGTTCCAAGTGTTCTGTTAATTGTATCTTTAATATCATTAGATACATTACGAGCAAAAGTATTTCTTGGAATAAGTTGTGAACGACCAGCAATACCTGCTTCTCCAGCCATTATGCGAACGAAACGCTCTCCGCTTCCAAAGAAATTAAGAGCATCTTCGGCATTGCGAACATCTGCTTTTGCTAAGTCCTCAATAACATTTATGTTAATTTCTTTATAGCGATTTTGGAGTCTAGTAAGTGCTCTGGACTTTTCCTCAAAGTTTCCATTACGATAACGCTCAATTAATTTTCCAGCATCATCCCAATATCCACGAACTGCTGGACGAGTAAATGCTTTTTCAATTGAAATGCTACCTTCACCGACTTTAAAGAATCCATACTTTGCTACCTGCAATGTACGTGAAACCTTGCCAGCAATAATCAGTGGGTCAAGTCCAAATGTAACACCAGCGTCAACTGGTGCTGATAGGTAAGTAAAAAGCGCCTTAGCATTACCGTCGCCAAGAACTGCCTTTTCGTACTCATACGGTAATAAAGAAACTAAACTACGTGCCCAGTCTCTTCCAGCACTGATTTTAGATTTTTCAAATCTTGCTACAGCGTATGCTACTTCTTTGGTTGCTGCTTCGTCTCCGCTAATGAAACCATCAATAAGTTGCAACACAGCAGGGTTGTCTTGAAATTCTTCAAAATTTTCTACAAGGTCTCTTTTGGAAGCAAGAAAACGACCAAGATAAGATGCTGCAGGAGTCAACTCAGAATTAAATTCTAGTACGGCACTCTCATCAAATACAGATGATGGGTCAGATGCTTTTTCCCAGTATCTCATAAAATTGCTAGAGTTGTCCTGAATTTTTGCATCGCCTTGACCTGGGTTAAATAACTCACCAGCGCCAACACCAAAGAATTTACCAAAAGAAGTTGTAAAGTCTTCGCCTTCTTCTGCAGCCAAACGTGCTGCAGCATATGGCTGCTTAACTAATTTATTTTGAGAGCGTATTAAGGCGCTTGCTGCTGTAGATACTTTTGACTCTAAACCTAATCCCTCATTTATTGCACTACCAATTTCGCTTGCAGCAGCAGCAATAGGAGCAGTTCCAACTTTTAAAACTGCTTCTGGCAAGGAAGCGCCAGTTTGATTTTGAAAGTTTACACTAACACCAGGAACACCAGTTGGAACTAAACCACCAAAACTTTTTAGATAATCCTTTGCACCTTCGGCGCCATAGTATGCTCTTGATTTAATACCCTGTAAAATGTTTCCAAAAAAACCTTTATCCTGTTGAACATACTCAGGAGAAAACATACTAGCCAAAGCAGCCTGAAGTTGAGGGTCCATTTTCTGGTACTTTTTATAAGCATTATTTTGTGGTAGAGAAGTTAGTTCTTTGTGAATTTTTGTCAATTCAACAAGTGAGGCAATTTTACTTATCTCTTGTTTAGGGAGACCTTTAGATGCTGCAGCCGTTGCAAGCCCTGGAGAAGTTTCGGCAATCTTTATTAAGTCGCTTTTCTTCTCAGCCATTAAAGACCTCTTATTGCAACAAAATCATAAAGTTCTTGTATTTCCCCAGTTGGGTCTATATCAATCATTGAAGCAAGAATTTCTGAAAGAGAACGTTCAGCAGGTAGGTTAAGTGCTTCACTTCCTGGTCCTGCACCAAAATCCATACCTGCGGTAATTGGTTCGTCAGGGCGCTCTGTAGGTGCAGTTAAAGGTGTGACTGCTGGCATTGCTGCAGCAAGTGGATTAGTCGCTGGTGCAGATGCTGATTGGTTTGGTCCAGCCATAGGAGCACTCATTTGTTGAGTCATTGTTGCTTGTCCCTCGCCATATGGCATACCTGAAATGTAGCGTGCAGGTTGTGTTCCAGATTGTCCTGCTCCACCTGTTGCAGAAACATTTGCTGGATTATTCTGTGGTGCTGTTGGGCGAAAGCCCCCACGATTCTCAGCCATTGTTCCTCCTACTTAATATGTTTAGGTTGTGTTTTTGAATAATAAGGTTTTGCTGTAAAGGCTGTAATCTTACTTGCAATTTCCATTGCTTCGTAAGCATCAGCGCCAGCGTGTAATGCACCAAGTGCATATGCTGCACCTGAACCCGCTGCGTAGACTCCGCTTTCAGTTTTAGATACTGAGCACTCTTGGTCTATATCAAATATTTCACCGCCTACGGCGATAATAAACTGAAACCGCATTTCTTTATTGTCTTCATCAAAGTTGTAACCATTCTCTGATAAGCATTTTCTTAGAGAAGGCATAGCCTTTGCAATCATAAAGTGATACAAGTCTTTGTAATCAGCCTTAGTAGGTGCTGGTGGTTCCCATATGTGTTGTGCTACATCGCAAGGTAGAACCTCGCCTGAACCAGCAACTAAAAACGCACCACGTTCTGCAATCTTCTTGACATCAGGATGGCTGTAGATACGACCATTATCATCTGTAGTCTGGCTATCAGCAACAATTACTGCGCTGTCTTTATATTCAAGCCCTATAATTGTTGTCATTGTCCCCTACTTTGTTAGCCTCTTGTTACGACTCTTCCACCTGCTTTACCTGATGCGGTAAGGCTTGAAAGAATTGTTTGAATGTCTGGTGCTTGTTCTGGTGCTGGTAATGCTGCGCCCTCTGGAGAAGGAGCGCCTCCTGCTGGAGGTGCGGTGGGAGCAGGGGACGGTTGCTCAACCATAGTTGCATCCCCAGCAGGAGGAACTTGCTGCTGTGGCGCAAAAGTCGTTTCAATAGCATCTTCTAGTGAGACACCCTTTTGACGAGCCTTGATTACCGCAGCAATCTTGTTAACCATATCTGATGGGTCTTGTCCCTGTGTCGCCATCGCAGGAATAGCCTGAGCCATTGCTGTAATGCCACCAAGTAATGCTTGGCGCATATTCTCAATTTCAATCTTCTCAAGTTCTTGTGTGACATTTACTGTGAATGGTAATTCACGCATTGCCATATCCTTAGAGATTAATCCTCCGCCAAGTGCTTGTAGCATAAAGATAAGACCTTGGGCTGGGTTAAGTCCTGCAAGCATTCCGTAACGAACATCGGCTGAATAATCACCCTTGATGTCTTTAGTTGGCTTGTAAGTAATTTCGTAAGGTGAACCAGAGTCAACACCACGAATGGTCTTTTCTTCTGGATAGATTGATTCATCAACTTCAAAACAAATACTAATAACATCACGAAGTGCTGCAGCAAAGATTGCTTGTGCTGATTTGACTTGAGTGTCAAAGGCACCCATAAGAGCCTGTACGCCTTGTCCAGTGACGATTGAGGCATCAATGTTTCCTGTACGTCCTTCAGGATAACGTGTGCCTACTCTTAATTCTTGATTTAGTTGTGACTGTTCTTGGAATGCACCCTGTGGTAGAGATAGTTCTACACGGCGTACACCTGCTGGGTTGGCTGTACGGATAACCGCATCGCCACCTAGTTGTAGTTCCTGAACATCTTGTGGAAGAACAATAGGAGCCTGTACAGATTTCTCTGCAGCCTCCATTGCTAGCAACGCAAAGCGGTTGCGAAGAAGTTGGATACCTAGAACATCGTCAAACTGTCCACGTAGTTCACCATCAATAGATGGCTTACGTGCGACAACTACCATCATCTTACCAAGAGGATTCTTAGCAATAGATAGAATTAAGTTGTCTTTTGTTGGTAGATAAATGATTGACTGGTCTTTGTCGTAATAGCGAATCAATTCAATCTGAGCGTTCAAGTCCTGCTTGAAGCCTTGGGCACCAAACAGTTCTCGCTCATACTCAGGAAATTGTGAAACCAATTCACCAAGGGTCATCATATATCTTTTAGCAAATGCCACACAGCGTCCATAGCGGTCAAACTCTGGGTAAGCCCCAATAGGATTTTCTATGCGAATACGCGGCATCTTTGTTTCTTCGTCTAATTCAATAATGAAAGGGACGAAACCGTATGTAATGTACCAGTCTGCACCTGAGTACATTTGTACTGCTAGGTCAGAATGCTGGAAGTAGTTTGAAGCAATACGTGTACGCTTGTCAGCAAAAGAACGAGCACGGTCATTGACAGCATTGGCAGCAGAACAGTTTACTGCTGGCAGTGGAGCCATTACCTCAGATAAGTCACGGGCAACAATGTCAATAAAGTTGGCAACTACGTTTGCATCAACGCCATCTGGGAAGAAGTTTGGATAGACTTCAGCAATCTTTCCCTTGCGTACTGCAAGGACGTCAAGGTTGCGAGCATCACGTTCGCTGTTGCGATAGCGCAGAGATTGAACTCGTGCTGCTATCTGGTCCATTGATAATGCCATTGGTTTCCTATCCGTAAGTTTCTGACCATTGTTCAGCAAAGGCTTCATCTAAATTTAATGAACCTCTGCTTGCCTTCTGTGCTCTAGTAGCCCAGCGGTTTTGTTGGTATTGCCCTACTCGTGAAGATGTTTGCATAAGTTCACGAATACGAATAATCGCAAACCATAAAGCCATAACGCAGTCTGTAGGGTTTTTAGTATCTGGTTTCCAAGTTATCAGTTCTTGTACTAAAGTCTTAAGACCTTCAGAACCTTCATTGCTTGGTAGTTCAATAATGTTGTTATCTTGGAATCTGCCATCACGGGTATTACCAAATAGTGATGCCATTGAAGCAACACCAAATCCCACATCCCACTTATTCTTACCTGTAAAGTGTGAGTTGAGTTGACATCCATAAGATGCCAGATAGTTTCTTAAGTCATCATCTAGGGCGTAAGCCTTCTGATGGGCGTTAATTTCAATACGCAGTTCCTGGGGCTTGTACTTAGGTACCCACTCTTCAATCAGATTTGAAATCTTGGAAGGAGTTGGGTCTGTCATATTGACACAATCTAAAACATAGATTTTGCCATCGGCGCGATTGTAGGTTGCCACTACCGCAGCAGTTGCACCAGCCATAGCAGGGTCAAGTCCGATTACCGTATAGGTGGACTCTGCGTGCTTTGGGTGACCAGGAACGCCAGGCTTTAAAGGTCCTCGTTTTCGCATTCCGTTGACGCTACCTGCGACGCAGGTTGGTGAGAAGATTGAGTTCTCAACGACGTCTTCTTGCTGGTAGACCATAGCCCAGACAGATGGCGCAACTTCAGAGCGTCTCTTAAATAGAGAGGGTCCATCCCATTTCGGATAAAGTCCATCGTCGCCCTTTTCATCAATATCATTTTCTTGAATGTTAGTACGAGACCAGAGCGTTTTCCAATTCTCAGGCTTCTCGTCAAACTCTAATACCGCTGGCATAGCGCAGTAGGTAAAGGGAGTCTTGCCCCCAGTCCATTGCCCACCATCTCTAATCATTTTATAAAGGTCAATGGATGCGACACGGGTTCCAACTATAAGCAGTTTTCCGTGCCGCCCCAGACGTGTGATAACTTCCTTCTGAAGCCATTCAAGTTGCTTCTCCCACTCGTGGGCATTTGAGTTCATCACAACGTCATCTAAAACAATTAAGTCGGCACGTGCTCCGTAAATCTGAGAACCAAAACCAAGGGCTTGAACCGTAGGGTCTTTCTCACCAGAGTCGCGACCTGTGCCAAGATAAATCATATCGGCAGACCATTGAGTCGCATCAGCCTTATATCCACCATTTGGACCGAAGGCGGTCTGTAGTTTGATATAGGCGGGGTGGCTAAGACGAGTCTTAATCGCACCTAAAAATTTTCTAGCCATACCCTGGGTCTTAGAGACAATGATGACTCTGGAGTTAGGGTTGGTCACTATGTTGTAGAGGACATAGTTGGTTGTAATGGTTGTGGACTTGGCGTGTTCAGGGGGTACGTTAATTAGGATACGCTTTGGGTCACCTGGCTCATAGGTCATACCTGCAGGTTGCCACCTAGGGGCGTTGCCTTCAATTAAGTCCAACCAGTTGAGTTGGTGGGGGAACAGGGTTGTATCTAAGAACTGCTCCGAAAAGTCAGGGTAAGAGATTTGCTTGAGGTCACCTAAGTCGGCGATAACTCCCTTACCCGCCAGGCGAGCCTTATCTGCTCTAGCCTTGAAGTCAGGGTCGTTCATTGACCACTGACGGAAGGTCACATCGTTTCGTCCAACAGATGCCATAGCAGCAGTAATGGTTGAACCTTGACCTAATTGGATGAGAACTTTCTCTTGGGCTTCGCCCTTTGGTATGTTTTGTATCCCTGGTTTACGTCCCATAAATTGCCCCTTAAATCGGTATTATAACGCTACCTGTTAAACGGCAGACTACTGGCTGTTTCCTACGTAGTAGGTTATATATTTATATAATATATATAACGAACGAGGAGTCCAAAACGACGAAGTTCGTTTGAACTTGTAGTTTTAAACTACATATATAGATAACCCGTTGGAACGGGTAAAACCGAACAACTTGTTTTAATATATTTTTAAAATAGTTGCCCTCTGGGGCAAAAGTGCTGGTCAGAG